CTTCCTGTACAAGTTCAACGAGCGGGTTCTGCTTCGGGCCAATGCGGAAACGCAGATGAAAACAATCACATCGGCCGTTCAAAACGGTGTTTACACGCCGAATGAGGCACGGCACTATCTGGACCTTCCGTCACAGGATGGCGGCGATGTACTGATTGTAAATGGTAACTATGTTCCGCTGACATCGGTCGGCGCTGCATATGGAGTAAATGGGAAAGGAGGAAAAGAATAGTGGTTTTAAAAATCAATGGTGACATTGTGGGAAACGACTGGAAGGAAATCTATGACTGGTTTGGGATTGAGTGTTCCACGCCGGGAGATGTCCAGAAGGCACCCGCAGAATTGCCAAAAGGTGACCGTCTGCAGGTGAAGATCAATTCTGGAGGCGGTGAGGTCATGGCTGGGCAGGAAATGTATGCTATGCTTCGTGGCAGGAGTGATATTGATATCGAGGTGGAGTCCTACGCAGCGTCAGCAGCATCGGTGATTGCGATGGCAGGACATTGTACCATGTCCCCGATTGGAATGCTGATGATTCACTGCGTATCTACCAGTCGGGTCGCTGGAAATCATCAGGACATGGAAAAAATGGCTGAGACTTTGCGAACATATGATGAGGCACTCGCAAATGCCTATGTGTTGAAAACTGGCCGCCCCAAAGATGAAATTTTACAGCTTATGAATGAGGAAACCTGGTTGACGGCAGACAGGGCTGTAGAACTTGGCTTTGTTGATGGAATTTCAGAAGAGCCGGCAGTCATGACCAACGCTGCAGGGATGATGGCAGTAACTCCGGATATGGTGAAAGAGTTCCAGGCGGCCAAAGCAAAGAAAAAATCCATAGAAGAGGAAAAAGAAAATTTATTGAAAGACCTCGATTTATACGGGGTATGAAAGGAGATAAAGCATGAATAAAAAATTACTTGAACTGTTAAATCAGATTAACGCGCAGAAGCAGAAGGTCATCGACCTGGCTAATGCAGGAAGCATCGAGGAGGCTAAGGCGGCAAAAGAGGAACTGCAGAAACTGCAGGACAAATTTGACCTGTTAAAAGACGTTCTGGATCAGGAACCGACAGCAGAGCCGACCAATCAGGGCGCAGAGCCGTCTGGAATGCATCCGGTAAACATTAATAAGAACCATGCCGTACATGATTTTGCAGATGCGGCACGGCACCTTTTTAAGAACGTTGCAAAAGCAAATACCGCGGGAACTGACGCCGATGGTGGCTATACGGTTCCGGATGATATCAGGACTGAGATCAACCGTTACAGAGAGGAGCAGTTTTCCCTTCAGTCTCTGGTTGACACCGAGCCGGTAACTACTAGCAGTGGACGCAGAACCTATCAGTCCAGAGCAAACCATACTGGATTTAAACAGGTTGCTGAGGGTGGCAAGATTGAAAACGTTGCAGGGCCGACCTTCGAGGTGATCGAGTACACAATCAAGAAATACGCGGGCTGGATGCCGGTAACCAGTGAATTGCTGGCAGACTCTGATGCGAAAATCACCAACACCCTAATTGAGTGGTTAGGTGAGGAGGATATCGCGACTAGAAACCGTCTGATTCTTGCCCTGATGCAGACTGGCGATGCATCTGAGCTGGCAAATCTGGACGGCATCAAGAAGGCAATCAACGTTACCCTTGGTTCTGCATTCAAAAACAGCTCTAAGATCATCACCAATGATGACGGCCTGAACTGGCTGGATACCTTAAAAGATTCCAATGGCCATTATCTGCTGAAACCGAGCATGGATCCGGCTTCTCCGATTAAACATCAGCTGGCAGTCGGCGCAACCAACATTCCGATTATGACTGTTCCGAACTCCATTCTTCCGTCTAACGTTGCTACTTCAAAGAAGAGAGGCATCCCAATGATCTGCGGTGATGCGAAAGAAGGAATTAAAATATTTGACCGTCAGCAGATTTCCATTCTGGCATCTAATACCGCTTCTGTGACCGGATTCAATGCTTATGAGAACGACATGACTCTGTTCCGTGGCATTCTGAGACTGGATACGAAGGCTAAGGATGCAAAGGCACTGGTAAATGGTGTTGTTACTGTGGATGATGATACTGTAACAGGTTCATAAGGAGTGTGTGACAGATGAAACTGGAAGATGTAAAACTTTATCTTCGAATTGACGGAGACGAGGAAGATACGCTGATTCAGAACATGATGCAGGCCGGGGCGGAATATATCCGGTCTGCTGTTGGCGAGTACGATGATACGGATCCAACAGCGCAGATTCTTCTGGCGGCCATTGTACAGAATATGTACGATAACCGCGAACTGATGCAGTCGGAGCAGCAGATGAAAAAGCGGATTGAATACACCTTCCAGTCCATTATCCTGCAGCTTCAGGTGAAGTACAGCATGGAAGAGGGTGCAGATACATGAGCCGGGTGAAAGGAATCAATCCGGGGCGCTTAAAGCACCGGATTACCATTATGCGGTACCAGGAGGCAGAGGACGGTCTGGGTAATGCTACTCAGGAGCTTGTCCCGCTTAAATCATGTTGGGCCGAGTTAAGACCGGTCAGAGGAAAGGAACAGCTTGAGTATTTCAAAAATGTAAATGATTTGATGTATAAGATTACAATACGATACACGGACGTGACGGAAAAAGATGTCGTAGCGTACAATGGCCGTCAGTTCCAGATCAATTACATTACGAATCCGCTGGAAGATAATTATTACCTGGAACTCATGTG